ACCTCACGCTGAACGCCTGACATTTGAATATACTCGTCCAATGAATGCCAGATGCGTTTGTAAGTCATATCATTTATGAACAGCATCGAATCAGCATTGTCACGAGCGTGAAGAATCGTGCTATGGTCACGCTTGAAGTACCTGCCCAGCATATTCGAGGTAACGCCCGACATCCGTGTCATAAAGTAATAAATCAGGCAGTTCCGGACGCAGACAATATCACCCATTCTGCTTGTGCTGGTTAGGTCTGGAAGCGTCATTTTGCGGATGGCTTCTCTTCGGCCATCTTCGAGATATCTGTATTTGGTTTTCGATACATCCTGCTCGCATATCCACGGTTCGAGCATCGTAATCAACTGGTGTAGTTTTGGTTCTGGTCGCATTTAGAATAGACTGATTTGATTCTTTGAAAGAACTATGCTTTTTAAATTCTTTTTTGCAAGATTGAAGTAACTTTCCTTTAATTCAAATCCTATCCCTTTCCTATTCATTTTTACAGCCTGAAAAACCTCTGAACCTATACCCATAAATGGCGTTAATACGGTATCTCCTTTATTTGAGTATAAGTGTATTAATCGTTCTATTGTATCAAGTTGCAATGGGCAAATATGCTTCTCATCTTTTTCATCCCTGCCATCTCTATATCCTTGCAGTGTATTGCCATAGTCAATATCCATCCAAACAGGAGAAGCATACTTTTGCCATAAGTCAACTGGAATATCAGTATTTGTTACTGGATTATTTCGTTCTCCATCTTTCCTGAAAATCATTACATAATCAGGTATTCCAACTCGGCTCATCGTGCTATCTTTTTTCACTTGTTTATGCAGTAATCCAAGTGCCTTTGTTCTTTGCATTTCAACAACAGGGTCTTTCCATATTGTAACACGACTAGCGTAAATAAAACCAGCATCCTCAAAAGCCCTAAGAATCATTCCGGAAAAATCACGCAATCCAATAAAACCTTCTTTCCCCTTTTGTATTGGCAAATCCATGCAGTGAACTGCAACATTCCTCCCGCTCATCATAACCCTATAAAGTTCTTTTATCAAGAATCCAAACTGGGTTAAAAATTCATTATAATCCTTAGAATTTCCCATATCCTCCAAATGGTTTGAATATGTATAAAGTTCAGCAAATGGTGGGCTAAACACGCTCAATCCAATACTTTCATCTTCTATATTTTTAATTAATTGAACACAATCACCACGCTGAATAGAATACCATTCATTCATTTCTTCTGTTGTGTCAAATTCTGCTGGATTCATAATATTTCCGGCTAAATTCAAATTTACTGCTTTTGCCATTTCGTCTTGCATGATTTCAAATTGTTTTTGTTTTGTGTCTATTGCTTGTTTTACATTTGCCATTGTATCGGTTGTGATGAGATATATATTTACCTCATTTTTCTGTCCAAACCGATAACTTCTGCGGATAGCCTGATATAACCCCTCGAATGAGAAGTCCAAACTCGCAAATATCTGATTTCTACAATTCTGATAATTCATTCCAAAACTTGCTATCTTAGTTTTAGTAATGAGAACTCTAAATTCATTATTTGCAAAGCCTAACAATTTATCCTTTTTCCATTCGTTTGAATCAGAACCTTTAACTTCAACTGCGTCTGGAATTAACTTTTTAAGCATTTCGCCTTCTTCGTTTTGTTTAATCCAGATGATAAAATTTTCGTCACGTTTTTCATTAACCAGATTTACAACCTCTTCAAGTCTTTCAAATTTTGTAAGCCTTAATTCCTGATTAAAATTTGTCGCTGAAATTATTGAATCGTTAAACAGACTTCCATTATCTCTTTTTGGTGTTTTAATCTGTTTTTCAATTAAATTGAGTGTTGGCAAATCATACCCAGTCATTTCAAATCCAATGTCCATAGGCTTATTTAGCATTATAGCCCAACTGCCAACAAATTGATAGAACATTTTTACTGCATGACCTTTCAATCTCCATTTGGCTGTTTCACCTCCATCATGAATAAAATACATTGCAAGCATCTCATTCCTGCTCATGACATCTAAGAACTCGCTATGGTTGCCTAATTCCATAGGGTCGTTTGGCGATGGTGTTGCGGTACAGGCTAATTTATACGGAGTTGCTATAAAATTATCAATAATTCTCTGTTTTATAGCACCCTCAAAATTCTTTAAAATACTGCTTTCATCTAAAACAACTCCGCTATAAACGGAACAATCAATATTATCAAGTTGTTCATAGTTCTGAACATCTATATGTGATATATCAATACCAAACTTCAATCCCTCCTGAATTGTCTGTCCAACTACTGCCAAAGGTGCAAGTATTAAAACTCTTCCATTTGTTTTTTTACAAACCTGACTAGCCCACTCTAATTGCATTAGAGTTTTACCAAGTCCGCAATCGGCAAAAATAGCATATTTGCCAGCCTTCAACGCTCTTTTTACAATAAACTTTTGAAAGTCAAACATATTATTGTTTAACTCAGAATCGTTCACTTCAAATCCTGATAGGATGTGCGTTTTTTGTTTTTCCTTTAAAAAGTCTTCGTATTTCATGTTTTTTGAGTTTACTTTTTCAATCTGCATCTTCGCAGTCAATTCGTTTCAATCCTGCAAACATCGCCCACGGCAATACCGAATGGCGGTAACGAAGCAATAGGCGGTAATATCGGGTCGTGCGTGTCATTTGCTTTTGATGATTTTGATTATTTGCTCCTCGGTTTTGCCGTACATTTTGGCGATTTCGTAAATTGACATTCCACACTCGTAAAATGCCCGGATGTAGTCGGATTCAGTCATTGTTGTAATAAATTTCGTTGTAGTAATGATTATTATTGTTAAAATGTTCAAAGTTACTTTGGCCACCTTGCCAATTAATAGCACCAAATTCATGAGCATCCATTATTTGCTCTCGTTCCAGTGCTTTGGCTTGTTCGAATAAAGCCGTGTAAAATCCTGACTTGTCATTCTCAAATAATGACGCAAGATTCTTTTTCAGGTAATCAACTGCTGTCTGTTTCTTTTGCATACGATATTATCTGTCAGTGGCAATGTTTACAAATCCATAAGTTTTTAACAATTCCCCGGCAATTTTTAACGCCTCGGTTTTTGATAAATTACATTGGGTTTGTCCTTCTCCCCATGTTACTTTATATTTTTTGATTTTCGTTTTCATGCCGTTTATACGAGTTTCAACATTCTTTCGTTTCACTGCCCGATACGCCTCCGGATGTTTCATCTTGTGAGGAAGCCGGATATATCCGATTAACTGCCCGATACGATTGCCATCCTCGGTCTTGGTCGCTTCGACCTTAATCCAATCTTCGGCAAGGTCGGGCGGGCAAAACTCGTAGTTAGTTCCGGTTAGGTCAAGCATATTTATTTTAAATCTTCCACCGACTACGCCCGGTGTGTGGCGGTTTGATTTATACGCATCCCGGCTAACTTTGTTTCAGTTCAGCCAATTTTTTCTCAAGCATTTCAATCTGTTCCTGCTTTGAACCGGATTGGATGGTTATTTCAGGGCGTATTTTTTTGCGATAGAGTAAAATAACGGTATCTGAATAAGAATAACTCCACTCATTCAAATCTAATGTAAATTTATCCGGCATCACCTGAACCTCCCGGACTGGTAGCATTGATTCGGGTATTTCGAACCAGTATGCCCAAGGTGTTTCAGATGTATCTCGCCTCCCATCTTTGTGGCAAACCATAAATACTAATTGTCCATCCAAATCATCCGCAGCCCCATACCATTTCCCCGGAACTCTTTGCTCAACGGGTACTTGTTTCAATTCTGATTTTAGTATCATAGTTTTAATCTTTTCTGTGAAATTTATTAAAATCTTTAACTGCTGATTCAATCTGGCTTTTGTACTTTGTATGCTCAAAGTTCAACAATAAATCAACCTCGCTATTGTTAAATTCATAAGCCCTGCGACCATGAGCAAATGAGCCATGCCATGAATTGCCCGAATTTGTGTAATACCTTTTGTGGTATTTAAACACCAATATCTGAACACATAAGGCAATTTCTGATTTTACAATATCACCTCGTTTAAGTTTTTCAAATTGTTCTCTTGTCATAATTTCTACTCCAAATTATACTTTTTCTTTTCCTCCTCGTACTCCCGCTTATCCCACCACGACTGCCACGGGTACGGTGGTTTCATTTCGTTATGCACAGGACACGCTCCGGCTTGTTCGCAACAGCCATCATGTGGACAGCAGTGACCATCGCATTCGGTGCATTTTACTTCTTCTTGTGCCATCTGCTTAGTGTTGTAGTGATTGTGTGAGCCTTAACCGCTTTCCTGATTTGTTCCTGTTGCTCCGGGCTGAACTTTACGCCCTGTGCTTCCCAGACCGCCATTACCGCCTCGTTCGGGCTGGTATGTTCCGGTAACTGCCGGATAATTCCGGCTACATTGATGTCAATACTTGCCATAGGTTGTGAAGAATTAAAGTGAATGCCAATACCAGTACTATGCCCAGCAGTATTGCCGAGCCTGTTTCCATTATTTTACGAAATCTGTCCATTTTAGTTACAAATTATTTTAACGCCTGACTTTGAAAATACATCCAACCATTCCTCACTGCACCATATCGCAAAGGGTGAAGTCGGGTGATTCGGGTCGGTGCTGACCAATCTAATCTCGTTGGTCGTAGCGTCTTTTTTGGGCAAGTACCAGCCGGGAATGAATGTGTTCGTGTTCATGCGAAAATCGTGTAAAGTTTCAAAATGATGAATGCCGTGATGGCGATTAGTTCGATGGTGGATTGGTGCTTTTTCATTTTACGATAACCTTAACCATGTAATTTTCAGAGTTAAAACCATCCATATCAGGTGATGCGTAAATCATTTGTGCAATTGCCTCACCGATTGCGTACCGGATACCATTACTAAATGCGTCCTCGATTGCCTGAATATCAAATGAAGCGTTCAGGTTTGGTGTTGCGCCTTGTGCCATATCTGACATTTCAGACCACATTGAGGATGCGCCACAGCATTCGACCGATGCGTGAAAATCGAAACGGCTGGCTTTGTCTTTTGCGATTGTGATGATTCTGTTCGTGTTCATTGTGTTCGTGTTTATTGGTTTGAATTGATTATTTTGAAAGTTGTTTTTTGCGTTCTGCCAAAGTTTTTTCGGTAAATCCGAAATGATTGATTAGTTCTGATTCGTGGTTAGCATCCCAAATGGATAATTCTAACTGATTCATCTGTTTTGCCTTTTGTTCGGCTTTGGCTTTCATTGCGTTTAAGAATTGTTCTGTTGTCATTGTGTTCGTGTTTGTAAATGTTTAACGATACAAATGTACAAAGGTTTTGTATATCCGCAAAACATTTTTACACTTTTTTTATAACTCGTTGAAAATCAAACCGAAAAATTTCACTTCCAGCACGAAAAAAGCCACTTTGAGCATTCGGAATTGATGAAATCGAAGACCGCCTGTGACCCGACCAGATGCGATTTGGCCGTACTGATGCTGACCATTTGAACCGTGAACACCTCGCCCGGACTGCGTTCGATTATCGCCACCGGAAGCCCGTTAAGGGCAACCGATGTGCGATTCTCGTTACGAGTGTAGGATAGATTCAAATTAGCCACGACTGCGTTATGAGTGCGTGCGAATTGCATTATTTCAGTCATCAAAATGGAAGAGTTGAATCGTCTGATTCTGGTGCTGGTGCTGTTGCGACTGGTGCAGGCTGGCTCGATTTGACGGTCGCTTTCCAAACCGAAATCGTATTGAACACCTTGTCGTTCCACTGCCGTCCGTTCAGGTTCACTTCCAGTTCGACAATATCGCCCTCTTTCAAATCGTCTGCCAGACCGACCTTTTGACCAGCACACTCAACCTCGATTAGTTGCGGGTACTTACTTTCCTTGTCCGTTTCCAGCCAGATTTTACGCTTCTGGAATCCGTTCGCCCCAACCGATTCAATCGGGTGGATTCGCTTTACTTGTCCTGTTATAGTCATAATTAAAATGTTACTTGTTCAAGATACTTGTTAAACTTAGCCCAGAATTTCACCACATCGGCTTCCAACGCTTTCAGTTCCGCCTCAATCTCATTGCGGGTTATCCGGTGAATATACAACGGTCTGGGAGTAAATCTGGGGTCATACGATACGAAGTCAAGCCATTCCAGTTTCTCATTTACCAAAAAATACTGATAAACCTGATACTTGTGGTCGTTCGGCAGGCCACCCATACGAATCGTCCTGATATGCGTCTTTGTGCTGGGGCATTTGACCTCAACCGCTCCGGTTCTATCCGGTGTAAGCCTATCCGGTGACATTGCCAGATATGTGAGCGTGTCGTGTGTGCAGAATCCAACCTGCTCCATAGTGTTGCCAGTTTGTGCCACATACGCCTCAACCGCTTCCGCTTCGTGGTCAGTTCCCCATTGCATAGCCTCGCTCACATAGCCATCCGATTCATCCCATACCGCTAAGTCTGGGCAGACCGTTTCATAGATTAGTTCGTCAACGACTTTCAAATTGTCGGACTTCATGATTCCAGCGACACGACTGCTGGTAATTTTGCCGATACGCAACTTGTGCCATTCGGGCGTGCCTTGTTGTACTTGATGTTCTGTCATATTACTTACTGGTTAATTGTGATTTTCTTTCGTCCTTTGCTTGTAGGCATTTAGCCTGACCGTCATTGTCCAGTGCTTTCCAAAGTGTTTGCAATGTAGCCAAATCAGGTGCGTTCATAATCGCCTCAATCGTGGCCGTGTAGTCTTTGGCTGGTTCGGTTGATACCTTCTCATTCTTTACCCTCAACGCATCAACTACATCCCCAAACGCTTTGACCTTGTCAACTCCGATTTTTACCTTCTGACCCGCCCATTTCTCGATGGCTGGCGTACCGAGCAATCTGGTAATCGTCTTGCAGTTGGTTTTGTTCAGGATAATCGGCTTCGTTTCGGCTGTGGTCGCAACGATGCAGTCGGTTTTCTTTCCATCCGCTCCCGGTACGGCTTTTTTCTCTACCGATACGAGCGTGATGATGATTTCCTTGTACTTGCCATCCTCGATGAACAAGTCGTGACTACCGAAGTAGTCAGGGTTGGTGAGTTGTTTCCAGTGTGTCATAATTCGTGTTAAAATGGTGCTTTATTGATTTCTACGGATATTCTGTCAGAAGGTTTCATTTTCGGAAAAATATCTCGAACTATTTCCGGATTAACGGCTTTCGGATGATACGGGGCAAACCGGACAAAAGCCTTCTCGTATCGCACCATTACCATTCCGGTGCGACCGTTTCGATGCTTGCCGATATGCAGTTCGGCCATATCCTCGCTCGGTGTTGCTCCATCGGTCATCATAGGCTCTTTGTAGTATTCTGGCCGATGGGGAAAAATAACGATATCAGCGTCATTCTCGATACCGCCTGATTCACGCAAATCGGACAGGATAGGTATGCTCCCACCTTTGCCCCTTGTTTCAACTGCACGGCTTAATTGAGCCAGTGCGATAATGGGTATATCGTTGTCCTTGGCTATGGCTTTTAAGTTCCGGCTAATCGTACTAATTTCCTGCTCCCTGTTTCCGGCAAAATTATCCCCAGCATTCATCAGTTGGAGGTAATCAATAATGACCATCTTAATACCGTGTTCGTGTACCATTCGCCTGACTTTTGCCCGGAGTTCAAATATGCTTAGGTTGGCCGTATCGTCTATGTATAGCGGTATATCTTTGATTAACAAGGACGATTCCCGAAACTCGCAGAACTCATCCATGTTGACCCGACCAGACCGTATTTTTTCCGCCTCCACTCCTGATTCCATCGCCTGAATCCTGAATGCAAGTTCGTTCGTACCCATCTCCAAACTGAAAAAAGCGACCGGATATTTTTCTTTTGTTGCAATCATCGCAAAATACAACGCAATTGCGGTCTTACCCATTCCCGGCCGTGCGCCTATGATAATTAGGTTTTGTTTCTGCCAGCCGGAAGTAATTTCATCTAAGAGCCAGAATCCAGTCGGTATGCCCGTAACGCCTTTCGTGCTGGCCATTCGCCTCGATAGTTCGTCAATATTGTCGTATGTAACTCGTGCGAAGTCCTGTGCCTGTTTTTTGTAAAGCGTTTCCAACAGGCTAAATGTTTCTGCCTGAACAAAATCGAGCAGGTCAAATGGGTCTGTTTCCGGATTGAATCCACGCAATTTAATATCGTTCGCCACACGAATCAGGTCACGGGCAATGAACGCCTGATGGATTAGTTTGATATTGTATTTCAAATTGGCCGACCCGACAAGTTCCGAACGGAAATCAACCAAAGCCATTATTCCGACCTCATCGAGTTGATTCTTCTTCATCAACTGCGCCTTAACACTGATAATATCAATCGGCTTGGATTCATGGAATAAGTCGTGACAGGCTTCGAATATCAGTTTGTGCGCCCGAATGTAGAACCAGTCCGGCCTACACTCGGTGAAAACCGTTGGCATATCATTCTCCCGGCCTATACCGTACAGGATGTTAGATATTACCCGTTTCTCGGCTTCTTCGTAATAGGGTGGCATAACACCCTCGACAAAGCCAGTTGAATCAATCAGTGGCTTGTCTTCAAATTTCTTTTTTCGTGTTCTCATGATTCTGATTCTAACGATGGTTGACTGTAAAGGTTGTATTGGGATTCGTATTCTTTGGCTATTGCCTCTCGTTTGCGTAGGTCTTGAACGGTTCTTCCGTTAATGATTCGTAACTCTTTTTCCGCTTTTTCAAGTACCCAAGCCTCGTCAATCGACAAATAATCATTGAGGTTTCTTTGTTCCTGAAACCTTGATTTTGCCTTCCAGTTGTTCATTACCCGAATCATTGCCTTTACTATTTCTTCACTTATGTATTTTTCTTTCAGTTTGAAATACTCCTTTTCCGAAAGATAAACCAATGGAGCGTCTAACTTTTCGCATGACCTCCTTTCGTGAGCCTGTTGGTATGCAATAAAGTCCTCCCAAGGCATAATCGTATGGTCACGGTCTTTAACCTTTGTGCCTATCTTTATGTCTTTCCATTTTTGAACGCCTACACTTGATTTTTTTTGCAAACTTTGCTCTTTATTACTTAATACTATACTACTATCATTACTAATTACAATATCATTTATATTTATATTTTCATTTTCCATATGTTGAACATATGTTTTAGATATGTTTGACATATCTTTTTTGGTTCCTCTTCTGTTTTCACTCCTTGATTTACAGAATTTGCTTCTCTTAACAGCCTCTTCTTCAAGCCGTTTGTTAAAATACAATCCATCTTCATCCTGAATGAACTTAGCTAAAACATATTCCGAAACACCCGGAATGACCCGTTTAATGAAGTCCAAAGACAAATGACCTTTGCCATGCTGAAAACAAATCAGTGTAATATACTGCCCTCTTTCCTCCATGGTCATTTCGGACACACCAGCGATGAAATCGCCTGAATAGAATAAAAATGCTGGGTCTTTTGCCATTAGTCCTCCGTTTTAGAATCAAAGTTTTCGTCTATGTAAAATGCTTTTCTACTCCTGTCCATGCATTGATGGATTTGACCTTTTTTTACCAGTTTATCAAACTCATTTTTGACAATAGAGTAATCCATGCTTAATACATAGGCTATCTCTCTAAGGACTGATATTACATAGCCCTCATCTAATGGTATTTTACCAAAAACGAGTGAAAGCCTTTTTTCGCTTTGCTCAATAACCTCATAAATGATAATTTGAACAGCTGAAAAACCTGAATTTGCGTGTTTTGAAAAATCAATACACATTGGCTCTACTAACAACATAACTTACTACAATTAAAAAACCCCCGGAATAGGTGGTGGAAGGCACACTATCCCAAGGGGTTCTGTTTGACAAAGTCAAATTTTTCATATCCGCTTCCACCCGGATAGTCGGTAAAGCCACCGACAGGCCAAAGTTACTAAATACTATTCAAATTCCAAAACAATCCGGCCATCATATCCCCAAACCTTCTCAGCCTCAATGCGATGTACGCCAGAATCGTCCTTCCCGAAACAATCCATAAAGCCTTTGACCAGATTATCAATATCCGGCTTGTAACGGTGCGGACTACCTTCAAGTTCCCGACACTGCTTCTGGGTGTAACTAATCGGGAAAGGCATAACAAATTGAATCTTAAACACTTCCGGACATTGCTTTATATTGTACCCACGCAAAAACATAGCCAGAGCCGTTTTATACCGGGCGTACTTGTGAAATCGCTCATCGCTGAACTTTGCACGCTGGGTTGTCCGAACCGCACCCATCGGGTTAATGTCTATCTCTATTCGCATTCTCAAAGTTAAACGGAAGCCGGATGGAAAGGTTTCATTTTTTGTAACTTTGTTCGATTTTTTCCGTTTATTACATCATGAAAAAACTATCAGCAATCATTCTCGCATTGTCGCTAACTTCCTGTGCGACAATCACATCCAACATGAAACAGGAAATCTACATCTCGGCCAAACCTGACCATGCCTCGGTTTATGTTGACGGGCAAAAAGTCGGTTCTGGCGATGTCGTGACCGATGTTAGACGCAATAAACGCCACACAATTACGGTCAAAGCCGATGGGTACGAAACTATCACGACCCGGACATATCGGCAAATCAGAGCCGGATATATGGTCGGCAATCTGGTTATGTGTGCCGTTCCGTATGTCAACATATTTGGACTGCCATCACTAATCGTTGATGCATGCACCGGAGCATGGTTCAAACAGGAAGAGGATTCATATTTTTTCGACTTAGACAAAAAATGAGCGATATTGTAAACCATCCAGAACACTACAAAGGCCAAAGCATCGAAACATTTGATATGATGCTACGCATTTACGGACGACCGAATATGATTGCATATTGCGAAATCAACGCATTCAAATACCGGATGCGTGCAGGCCTAAAAGGTGACGCATTGACCGATTTAGCCAAAGCGAACTGGTACGAGAACAAGGCCAGATGTTTGCGGGATTTGGAATAAATTCCGTATATTTGGCACAAAACAGCAACTATGGCCAAGCGTCCACCAGTTATGCCAGTAGGGTCAGACCAACCCAAATCAGGTCGCATTGAAAAGATACCGCGTCCTCCGATTGAAACCGTAATCGAAGATATTTTTCAGGGTCTATCGTATCGGGCAATGGCGAGTAAGTACGGAATGAGCCTAACGGTGTTATTCGATTTCCTGCATCAGCCCGAACATTCCGCGCGAATTAAAGAGGTGCGTCAACAGACCGCTGATATGGACGCAGACCGTGCCGAACAAGTGTTAATTGAAGCCGAGGGAACTATGGCCGAAGTGACCAGAGCGCGTGAACTGGCTCAATTTTACAAATGGAGGGCGAGTAAAAAAGCACCGAAATACTATGGCGAAAAGGTTGAGGTAGAAGCGAGCGGAAACGAGAACACACCACCGCCAAACATCACCGTGAACATTTCCAAAGAGGCAATCGACAAACTAAACAAATAAAGCATGGAAACATTTACCGCTGATTACGCTCGCACACTGGTTGAGCAGTCAAAACTGAAAGAACTCGGATTGGTTTTGCAGGATATTCATAAACTTGCCGAAGCGGGTGCAAGCGAATTATCATTTCATTATCCTTTGAAAGGCAATACCGTTTTCGAACTGAATCAACTCGGATTCAGCGTGGAAAACAACGAAAACCTTTGCGTTATTCGCTGGTAAATGACCGAAGCCGAAGCCGTATAACCAGATGGATATATTTAACAAAAAAAAAATTAGGCAACTTGAAAAAGAACTAAAACAAGTATTGCTTGATAAATTTGACTTGCAAAACAAATTGATTGATTGCAAAAGAGAATTAATCGAAGCCAAAAAAGTTCAGGAGGTTAAGCATATAACACATACGGTTGATGCGGTTGAATTAGCGAATAAGATTAAAGTACAAAGCCCGAAGCGTGGCCGTTGTGGTGGTGGTAAATGTGGTTATGTGTATCATGTTCGTGCGGAATTATTGGAACTAAAATGACCGAAGCCGAAGCCATTGAGTACCAGCGTTTTTTAGACCAAAAACTGGCCGAACTGATGGAGCATTTCGATACGGTTCAAATTGTTGTTACAAGGCACAATAAAGCGAGTGACACGACTAATATGATGGCAAAGGGTGCGGGTAATATCTATGCCCGTGTTTGTTCGCTCGAAGCGTGGCTGAGGGATATTAAGATATAATGCCTGACCTAAACGAAGCCCAGCAGGTCGGGTATTATCTGACGCACTGCACTGATACGAAAGAGATTCATTTCGTGACTGGCGTGGGCGTGGGTAAGACTTATTCGCTCGGTGCAATCTCCATTCCGTTTCTATCCATTCCCGGCTCAAAAGGTTTGCTATGCGCCCCGACCGTTCCAATGATGAAGAACTCAACGCTTCCGGGCGTTGAATCAGCGTGGCAGTCGTTCGGGTTGCGTCCGGAGGTGGACTATGTGATAAACAAGCGAATGAAAGGCGTAAAGCCATTCAGTGCGATTGGTAGCGAGAATGTTATCACTTTTGCGTGGGGCAGTTACCTCGTTTTAACAAGCCTTGAAAACTACAACACGGTGAATGGCTCACAATGGGATTATATTCTGGTTGATGAAACACGGGATATCCGGAATTTTGAGCAAGCGTTGGGAAAGTTACGAGCAAGGGCAAGGGGCGAACTATTTAAGCAGACCGGACGCATTCACAAGATAATCACGGCCACCACGCCACCGGATAATGTGAAGCATTATTTGGAATTGAAAGAGAAATCCGATACGCCCGACACCAACATCAAAATAATTCAGGCCGAATCCTACATCAATCGGCACAACCTGCCTCCGGGCTATATTGAGCAATTAGAAGCCACATTAGACCCGCAAACATTTAAGCGTGAAGTACTGGCTCACCTGATAACGGCACAATCGTCAATTTACGCCTACGCATTCGAACGCAAGGTTCATGTAGGCAAAATTCAGGAAGACCCGAACCTGCCTATTTATATCTCATTCGACTTCAATGTTAGTCCGATGACTTGCGTTTATGCCCAGCACACGCCTGATAGAAAGCGTATCAGGATAATTGGTGAGGAACGAATAATAAACAGCGATGTTACCGAACTATGCCAGCGCATTCAGGCCAAATACCCGAATCCGCACCGATTGATTTTGACTGGTGACGCATCCGGGCGGAATCGCACAACCATTTCAAAGGGATTGAGCAATTGGAAAATAATCCGAGGCGAACTCAAAGTATCTGATTCGCAAATACGCCTATTATCGGCCAACCCATTAAGTACCGATTATATCGTCCTATTAAACTCAATGCTGGCCAAGCACGGCAATATCGTCATATCAGACCAGTGCAAGTATCTAATTCAGGATATGGAACTGATGCAACGCAATGACGATTCCGGCAAAAAAGCACCGGACGCAATGACTGGTCACTTGTTTGACTGCCTCGAATACTACCTATGGACATTTCACCGCCAGTTTTTGGATAGATTCGCCAAATCCGGTAACTTTGCGAGTATATGACAGCAACCATACCTATTTACACTGATACCAACGGAATCGAATGGCGTACATTCGAATCGTGGCTTGACATTCCGGCTATGCGTGTAATGCCAGCCGATTTGGCTGTACGCAGGGCTTCGATGGGATTGAATCCGGAGCGATTGGTCAAAGCATTCGAAGAAATCAAAGCCGACCTGAATGCAGGTAAAATCGTGGATGGCTTTGCGAAGTTCGACCAACTGGAAAAGCGAATCAATGACATACCAGATGAATCGCTTCTGCAAGAATTGGCGTGCGTTTTTATCCTCCATCCTGACGAAAATCCAGACGAGTACGAAACCAGAATGCAACGAAAAAAACTGGAAATGTGGAAGCAGGACGAGGATGCCCGGTTTTTTTTTATCTGCAAAGCAGTGAACTATATCACAACCTTATCGGGTATCTCAGACGAGTATATCCGTATGCGTATCCTACAACGGAGTTTGATGGAGTTAAACGAATCGAGCGGGAGTATCTTTCCCTTGGCAGAAACTGGGCTGATGAGTTCATCGGATTCATGACGGAGATAAATGTACTGCACCGCATGGTATGCAATGGCGTGTTATCCGAAATCAAAACACTCGAACGGATGAAGATTGACGAGTACGCCTCAACCTTAAATGCTTGGAAGTACGAACTGCATCTGAAACAGGATAAACTATCAAAACAATGAGCATACTAATTTTTTTAATCGGGGTCATTTGCGGAATAGCCATAACAGCATTTACATATGGAGAGCATAAATAGGCGTTACCGTCGTGGTCTGATTCGAGCGTTGATTGACGAAACAGGCAAGGTTATCGGCCACCAGAAAAAGACGAAGCGGGGCAAATGGGTTATGGTAAAATTGCCTTTATCAAAACAATCATGAGAACACTAAAATTAGTACACCCGAACGGTCACGCCTATTGGAATGAAGGCGAGTTTAAGATAATCCTTCCGAATGGTTTAGTTTATCCGATTGAGAAGCACAAAGAGAATTTTGGACACGGCTATAAAATAGAGGTTCGGCAGGATGGTATTTATTATATCCTGCATTTTTGCGGTTCAGGATACGGCAAAGTTCCCTGCACTGATGGCAGGTATCCTCCACTAAAAATAATAGACCGGAGCGAGTATGACCGAATTGAGTATGTCGGAGAACCTATGAAAATGCCAGAATCACTTTTGAGTGATTTGGCTGAAATGGGTAATTAAACTATCCCATTTTTTTCGTACCTTTGCCTTGTCCTCCCCGGACTTAGGCAATCCCTGCCATATTGGGTCAAAAATGTAAAACCGTATGGCTCAAAATATAATTTTTACGCTCAAAGCCGATACCAGCGGGATTAAGGCTGGAATGAACGAAGCAAGCGAGGCAACCAAAAAAGCAAAGAAAGAGGTTACCGAATTAGGCAGAGCGTTCAATAATTTGCAAAATATGCTTATTGGAATGTTTGCCTATACTCAAATAATTGAGTTTGGTAAGCAAATGACCAAAGTAACAGCAGAGGTTGAATCGTTGTCTGTTAGGTTAAAAGATTTGGCTGGTTCTGAATCTTTGGCTACAACTAAACTCAATGAGTTGAGGATGATGGCAGATAGTTTGGGTATTGAGTTTAAAGGTCTTGCAAATAACTATGTTCAATTTGTTTCCGCAGCCAAAGCGTCTGGTGTTAGTATAAAACAAGCCGAACAGATATTTAAATCAATGTCAGTTGCCATTGCTGGAAGCGGTGCAAGCGCTGAAAATGCAAGCCGAGCAATGACTGCATTGACGCAAATGTTAGGAAAAGGCAAAATATCTGCCGAGGAACTGCGTGGCCAACTTGGAGAGGCCATGCCACAAGCGTTTGGGGTTATGGCCAAATCATTAGGAGTTACTACACAGGAACTTGATAAGATGATGGCCAGCGGTCAGTTGATTGCATCCGAGGTTCTTCCAAAATTTGCCAAAGAAATGGAGAAAGCATTTGGAGGAAACGCAGAAGCACTTTCAGGAAGTCTTCAAGCATCTCTAAATCGTCTTGAAAACGCATGGACTGATTTATACACGACCGTTGGCAGTTCAGGTATTGCATCTGGTGGTGTTAAAGTATTATCAGGCTTTGTTAAAACATTAGAAAATTCTTTTATTGGGCTTCAATTTGCATGGGCGTCTGTCAAAACCATTATTGGCGACCATAGCGGAATTGCTCAATTCATGGTTGAGCAACAAAAGTTGGCAACACAAAGATATACCGCAGAGAAAGCAATTCAGGCTGAAAAATATGCAACGAATTTACTTGAAAGCGTTCAAAATAAAACCGCAGATGAACAAGTAAAGATACTTGAAAGAAGGGCTGAAACCCTTAAAGCAAATATCGTACAAGGCAAGGAATTATCAGAAGAGGATATTAAAAATAATATCTACATCAAAGAGCAAATTAAGGCTTTATTGGAGTTATCTAAATCTATTAACACTGAAAAGGCTGATGCCGTACCTCTTAGCGAAGCCGAATTAAAAAAATTCGAAAAGCAACGAAAGGAAAAGGAGAAAGCACTTCTGTTAGAAAAACAAAGGTTAGGATTAGAGGGTAAAGATATACAACCGGGAGCAGAACAAGACCCATTTGCTGGTGCTGGTAAGGCATTCCTTGAACAATTCTTTAAATGGCGATTAACAGCCGAGGAAAAGAATGCCGAAGACCTTGCAAAGCAGGCTGTTCGTGAATTGGAAACTGACAAATTGATGCGTCAGACCTTTTTCGACATGGAACTTCAAGAGCTGAACATCCAGAACGAAATGAAGTTGATGAGCGAGGAGGAGTATTTGAAAAAGGTACTCGAACTTCGCAAAAAGTACGGGATGGATGTTAAGGATGTCGAGAAGCAATTAACCGATAATGATATTAAGATAAAACAAGACCAGAAGGCAATGGCTGTTGATTTAGCCGGACAGACCGCTTCCGGTATTGCCGACATCGTTGTGGCTCAAAAGCAAAATGAACTAAACAGCCAGCAAGCATTGGTTGAGGAACAAAGGCAGAAAGGATTAATATCAGAAGAACAATATCAGAGCCAAGTGCGTGCGATTAAACGCAAGCAAATGATGATGGATAAAATCGCAGCCATCAGCCAGATTGCAATTAATACAGCCATCGCTTTGACTAATCCAACTAACATTGCTTCATTCGGTGCAATATCCCCATTTATTATTGCCTCCGGTGCTGTTTCCGCTGGTTTAGTCCTTGCCCAACCAATCCCCTACAACAAAGGAACGAAGCGTGTACCTATGATGCGTGGGGCGATTCGTGGCAAAGATAGCGTTCACGCTATCCTGACACCAGACGAACGAGTTGTTCCGGCAGATATCAACACCCAACCCGGATATTCGGCTTTGTTGGATTTGGCACAAGACCGGAAGATATCAGATAAAGAAGCCGGATTCATTGCCGAGATGGCTATGGGTGGCCGTGTGTCATCGGCACAGGCACAAATCGACCCGGATGTAATCGGTAAAGCCATTGCCAAGTACATTCCGCATACATCGGTACGCATCAACGAAAGGGGCATTGCGGTCATTACCGAACAAAGCAAAAGCGAAGTCAGGCGTTTAAGAACAAGGATAGGATAGTATGCTAACGGTTAAACTAAACGGTACGCCTATTCAGGGCAGGATTGAAGGACTTGAAAACTTTACGGTAACTTATGACCGTGATAGCGAAACAGGACGCACGCAAAAAGCCTATACGAACGAGTTGGAGTTTTATGACGATGGCTTCGATATAATCTACCCTTTACTTGTTTCCAGCCCGACCGGACTAAGCACCTCAATCAATGTCGAGATATGGGATGATTGTTGTAACAGCCCGATATATCAGAACCTAATCATTCGTGGTGATATGGTTGACTATTGCCAGAACGATTGTTTTGTAAAGGCGAGATTGACACGGGAAGACCCGGATGAATTGATTTACCGTTGCCTTAATAAGTACGAGATTAGTTCAAATCGCAACGGGTATTTTAATACACCACCAAGCGGTCAGCCAAAGTTTCCACTGGTTGTTTATTGCAACGAGTTGAGGCCTAATTGGCTGATGGCTGTATTGTTGGAAATAGCATTCATCCTGTTGTTTATCGGTACGGCTATATGGCCAGCCTTGGCGTTAATATTTGGCATAATAACTTTGTTTCTTTTGGGCATATGCGGTGCTTTAAGAGGAATAGAACTTGCTGTAAATTTGATTCCCGGTGTAAATATTGATGTAACACCGCCAGCGTGCGACCAGTTATTTCAAGACCCCGGATTTTTATTCAAAGAGTATGACGATTTGCTCGATAAGTTGGCTCAGGCTTTTATCGGATGCGGTCGTAAACATCCCACGCCATTATACCGCCAGTATGTTGAAAACGCTTGCCAGATATGCGGTATTAATCAGTTCAATTCGTCTATACTAAACGACCCAAACAGCGAGTATTACAATGCATTATACTTCTTTGCTCCGGCTGATGCAGGCGATAGACAAGCGGTCGGTTACATTAGCGAAAACAGACCAACTGCAACGATGTCAGCGTGGCTGGACACTATTTCAAAGGACTTCAATGCTCGCTGGTGGATAGACAATGGGCAGTTATACTTTGAACGCAAGGATTATTTGCTGAATCAGCCGTCTATTTATGATGCTGTTGTGAATCAGGAAACAGGCGATATCATTGATGGTATTTGCTTCTCGTACAATGATGGCAAACTATTTGCATCAATCAAAGTAGAGGCAACTATGGACGCACTGGACGATGTAGGCAACGAGGATAGGAATAGATATACCGTTTATTTTGATTACGGGTCAAATCCGAACTGGGAAAGCGCTAATCAAAAGCAGTTGTCCTACGCTCCGGCACGATTTAGAAATGATGGAATTGAACCGGACATAATTACAATATATTCAAATCGGCCACTTGCCAACTTTATATTTCAGGGCTATTTGACAAGTTTCAGTAATGCTTTACTTATGGCCAAAGGTACTGCATCCAGTCCTAAGATGCTGATTTGGGATGGCCAAAGTTATACCGATGCGTATGTAAAGATTTACAACGGTGTACAGAATATGCCCGCAATGGTTAATTCAGGGCAATCGGATTTGTACGATAAATTCCATCGAATTGACGACCCGAATATCAATCCGTTTCGTTTCTGGGATGCTAACTTAACCGTGCGGATGTCGTGCCAGTTAGCACAGGTATTGAATGTGAATCGCACAATTAAGATGCGTACACCATACGGAGCGGTGGTTAACGCTCGAATAAAAAACATTACGGCTGACTTTGGAAGTCGTGAAATAAGATTTCAAACAGAATTTTAAATATGGCAAACAATAATACCATAACCGTTGGTGTTGACCGGAATTGGAATGTAAACTTCGGGCAGTTGTGCGATGGCGATACCGTTGTATTGCGTTTATGCAACTATGACGGAGGCACTCATACAGGCTCGATACGAGTATGCGGGTGCGAAGCGTTCACATTCAGTATGACTTCATTCTCCCTTGCACCGTGTGCCTGTACTGATGTAATACTAACATTTAACGGCAATGGATATCCGGCAAATGGCAGTTGTTTTATTGAGGTCGATTTTAACAATCGCAAATCCTCAATCAATCTAAGTTGGCAGGAGGTTTATTGTGCGTTGACGCCAGCCGGATGGAATCTATCCGATACAAATGGCTTTGTCACGGTTGACCAAGATTCATTTAATGCCGATTGCGATATATTCACAGCCGGAGCAATGGGTGAGGCTAAGATAATTACACGCACATTAACACTTGCACAGCCATTGGTTGCTGGGGATGTGCTTTATCTTAGTCAATGGCTATTTGCCCAAGTACCTGAATGGAATCTGAATACCTATCCGATTGCCGGATGGAAGTATCGGGTGTGCTTAATATCGGAAGGTCGAGAAGAGCCAAGCGTTGATGGCACATTTAATATGGAATGGTACGGTGAACAACCATCGGAAGAAATCAGCCAGACCAGCCCATTCGTTCAGTGTGTTATTGCCAGCAACGGAGCAAGCATTCAGTATCAGATTAAGTTTAATCTACCACAGGACACCGTACGCAAGCCAGAAAATAACGCCTACGACAATCACAGGCAGTTGCTGGCTAATACCGTTCAGAATGGATTAGAGTTAAACAATAGTGCCGATAACAGCATATACCGCAACTACAAGTATATGTCGTGGGCGTTCGTTCTGTACCGTAGCGTGGGAAATGTTTATCAGGATGATTTATTTTCGATAAAAGGCACACTGCCATTCTATAATGAGCAGGTAGTTGGTAATAATTGCATATTTGTTAGTCAGGTCTTAACACTGACCACGCCAACAGGACAGCCAACGCAATACCTTAGTACGGTTCGTTCAACAAAATTTCGGGTTGATTTTCAATTTTTCAGTTCAAGCATAGTCGGCAC